ATGTTCAAGTGTTGTATTGCTTGCTGTGTTTGCAGTATTTCTAATTTCATATCGAATTGGTAAACTTGCAGTTGTCATGTAAGTTGATGTAAATAAATTCGCATGGTGAAACTTGTGTGCAGTATATATTTTACCATCAATTACAAAACCACAACGAACAGAACCAACACCTAACCATTCAACATCTATCCAAAACAATTGAGATTTACTGAAATCTAATGTTACTTTACTATAACCTGTGCCATCAAATTTATCTTCTGACCATTCTGTTTGTGGTATTTTTGTTTCAACCACAGAACCAGTCGTGTAACTTCTTTTTACAATAAAAGTTGTGTCGCCTGTATTTTCAATATAAATTCCGTTGTTCGCATCAAAATAACCAACTCTCTGTGTGACATTGGCTTTTGGTTGCATCGTAAAACTGTTAAGTGTCAACAAACTTTTACCTGGTTGGTAAATAAAATACTTTGAAGTTTGGCGAACGACAGAATCATCACTTGCAGTACCAACGGTCAACAACATAGAAGAACTATTGGCGCTATGTGTTACTGTTGTATTGGCAGTATTTGCGTATGTCCAATTTCGTGTATCATCGGTATATCTAAATGTAGAATCAAATAAGGTGAATGGTTCAGACATACGAATACGACCAAAAGAATCAACCGCAGTACCACTTGGCGTGAGCTGGTCGTCAAGCATGAACACCTCAAAACGAGTTGTTACTTGACCAGAGTCGATAATTTTTTTGTCGTTACGATATTGTGCCATCAGCAGTTCCAGCGTCTAAGTGCTTTGTTGATTGGGCTATCCGGGTCTCTTGCGTTTTCAGGATTTGTCAATCGTTTCTTCATGCCTTTCATCCTGCGGCAAAACGACAATCTTCTCTTTGCAGATTTAGAACCTGCCTTTAATTTGCTTGGTTTTGTAGTCACAGCAGTCTGTAACTTTGAACCTGGATTCTCTCTACGATATGCGTCAACTGCCTTCTGAGAAAGACCATCTGTCTTATCAGATTTGTTCACATCTTGCCAATCTTCTTTGACACACGAACCAGGTGAGTAGGGTTTTTTACCAGGTACTGGTTTGTGACCTGGCCAGCATCTACCTTCTTCTAAAAATGCTTTGAATGATTTCATCCTATTGGTCTCTTTGCTTTGAATGTTTTTAAATCGATACCTTTTCTTTTCAAATCATTTTCATTATAATCACTCATTGATGTTGCATCTTCACCACCTGCACCAATTGCTTCTTCAAATGGTTTCTTCACCGCTTTGTTTTTTGGTGCGCCACGACTAAAGTTTTCTCCAGAAGTGGCCATTGAAAGACCAGGTTCTATGCCTTTGTCGATTTCGTTAATGCACTCGTTTTCTTTTTGTAATACTTTTTTCCGTTGCCTGATTTGGTCGAGTGTGATTTTGTTGGTTTTGGGTCTGAGTGTTTCTTGGGTGCCTGTTGGCGTGGCTTCGATTCCTGTACCTTTGGCGTACTCTGTTCCTGGGATGAGTTCTGTGACACCTTCTGTGAGAAGTCCTCGAACCTCTCTTGATTTACTCTCAGGGATCCGTCCAGTGGATGGTTCTCTGTTTTCTTCAATCCAATTCCAAACAGTTCTTTTAGAAATTTCATCATTTTCATTCTCCTTTAATTGAATAACATATCCATTTTTATATTTCAGTACTTTACCATCATGCGTATGTGCTTCTCTTGCAGCTGCTGCACGAAGCATGAATATACGAACTCTACCTGTTTTATCTTTAAGTAGTTTTGCTTCTTTTTCTTCACCAATAGGCAAATCGTGTTCATCAATTGAATTACCCAGCAGTAAAATATTTAATGCACCAGAATCAGATAAGTCATAAGATTCATTTATAGATTCTTTTTTTACATCAGCAGGCACACGAACATTGATTGGTTTACCTGTTCTTTCTGCATCAGGATCAGCACGCCTTTTTGCACGAACTGCTGCTGCTCTTTCTTTCTTCGAAAGACTATGGGCTCTTGCTCTTGCAAGACATTTTGGTTTTGGTTCACCTGGTTCTCTTGCACATGGTCCTTTAATCTCACCAGTCGAACTCATTCGAACCCAGTCACCTCTTGGATGTGATTTACTGAACCAGTTGCGTAAATCTTCGTCTAGTGACACTTCTTCTTTTTTCATTCCCGAACCAGAAGAAGATGATACTTTAATTTTTGGTTGTTCTGCTTCTTTGTCTGTTACTGCAACAAGTTTATCATTTACTGAACGATGCGTGACTTTACCATCTTTTCCATAGCGACCAAAACCATAATATCTAAGACCCATTCTTCTTGCTTCAGATGCTGATTCTGAATCATGTGGTGGAACTTTCTCTACGCCATCGTCAGGTTTTGGTCCTCGGTCAACCTTTTGCATTTCATTTGCAATCCACTCTTGCGCTTCTGGCGTCTGCGGTGGTTGTGCGACAAACTGTTGAACACTTTTAAACAGTTGCAGCAATTCCATCTTCTTTGATTTGGCCGTATCAGGGTCAGCATTTCTCAAATCTTCAGAGTTATCAAACTCCATGTATTTGTCACCAAACATTCTCGCATATTCTGTTCTTGCATTTTGTACTGCATCCCATTTTTCTTTGCGAATTGTTTCTGGAACAGTTCGACCACCTCTTTGGCCTCTTTCAATATTTCTTTCAGCAGACACTTCATCATTTGTATTGACAAGAATCATTGAAGATTCATATCCTAATTTTTCTAGGCCAGATTTAATTCTATCTATTTTTTCTGCGTCATCACCTGTTCCATTAATAATGAGACCATTACGACCTTGCAATGCCAATCTTTGTTTTAATTCTGTAATATTCTTTGCACGACCACGAACAAAATCTCTTGCTTCTTTTTCGCTTTGTGGCATTGTTTTATCAAGACCTTCTTTGTCCATCAAAAATTCTAATGCCTTGTCTGAATTGATTTCTACAAGACCGTGGCCATCCAATGTGTTATTTAAAACATAATCTTTACCTGAACCAGGACCACCAGCAAGAAACACTGCCTTAAAGATGGCCTTATCGTGTACGCCTTCAGTCAGTAGTTCTTCAAATTCAAAATTTATATCTTCACGAACACCCATGCCTTTGCGAACATCATTATAAAGATGTTTAGCATGTTCGTGTGACATTGAAGACGGAACACCTTTTTTGAATTCTTCAAATCTACCATTCGAGGCATGGTCACGCATTTTACTTGCAGACATGCCAGAAACACCTTCTGCATCCGGGTCTCTTTCGCCAGCAGAATGAACAGTAATCTTTTTGAAGTTGAACAATGCGCCTTTGTGTGTGCCATTGTAACGATGAAGTGTATCGTGAAATTCTTTTACCCGGTCAGAACCACCAACAACATGAAGATGCGTAACACCTTTTTTGTGAAGGTCTGCGGCTTGTGTTAAAAAGTTTGGGGATTCTCTCGATGATGCCGAGAAGTTTGTTCCAGGAAATGCACGCTTGGCATGTTTGACTTTTTGTGCTGCTGTAAGGGGATTCTTCTTTGCGTCTTGTGTATGAGACAGAACAATGTGATGCGAACCATTGACTGATTTGGCAACATCTTTGACTTTATTGACAAGTTTCTCATGGCCAGATGTGATTGGGTTCATGCGACCAAACGCAAGAACCGCATGCTTATCTGCCTTTTCTACTAAAAAGTCTCTAAATTTCATTCTCTGCCTCTACAGCAATTGTTTAATTTGTCTGCTATTTAGTATTTACACAACTTTATGTAACCAACTTGCCCAACCTTTATTGAATATTTCAAAGTCGTTCTCGTTAGGAAATACTTCGGTCACAGCTTTTTTGACACCATTGAAAGGTTCTGGACCATCAAAATCATGTCCCCCTATGTAACCACCAATTTTGACCTTTGGCAACCAAGACCGAATATCAGAAATGCAGGCCTCATAAGAGTGAAGTCCATCTATAAACACAAAGTCCAATGATTTATCTGCATGGAGTTTTGCTGCATCTACACTATTCATTCTAACTGGTCTTATGATGTCTTTAACTGGTTCAATGTTTTTTAAAAAAACATCATATAATTTTCCAGCTAACAAATCATCATCTTTTGTTATGATTAAACTTTCCCCAGGAGAACCTTCAAAGTTGTCAACAGCATCTATTTTTATGTTTTTACCTGAATTTAAAATTTCTACAGCAGCAAAACAAACTGATTTGCCTTTCCATACACCAATCTCAACAAAATGTGCATTGTCTGATACTTCTTCAATTACTTTTCGATAAACATTTTCATAATTAAAAAAACCTTGAATTTTTTTATAAAAGTGTTCCATTATTCAGCAACAATAAATGCATTTCCATGAGGATGTGGGTTTGTCCAATTTTCTTTTACATGATGAAATTGATAGTCAAAGTATTTAATTTTAAAACCAGCGTCAACAATCGTAGTCAACCACCACTCTTCTGGTTCACGAATTAGGTGTGTGACATCCATTTCATACTCACGAATTCTATATCTACTTCCATCACCCAAAGGAACAGCAACAAATAATTGTTTGCATCGAGTACGAAACTCAGAAAGTACATTTGGAATTTGTTCTTTGGGAATATGCTCAAGAACATCTTTTGCAATAATTAAATCCCAACCACCTTTTATTTCTTTCACTTCATCAATAACAGAAACATAGTTTTTTACTTTTGGATGACAATGAGTAATTGCATACTCCGAAACATCTACACCAAAAGCATCTTTGCCAAGTAATCTAAGAGCATAGACCATGAAACCTTTTGCACAACCATAATCTAAAACATTGTTAAAAGGAATCGTGTTTATGATTGAAGAGGCCTCACGAATAGTTCTTTCCGGTATCCATCTATAGTTCTCATAGGCACTCACACGGCTACGAACACCATCTTCAAAATATTTCTCATCAAATATTGTATTCAATTTTTCCATTTTATTCCTCATGCAAATTGTGTGTGTCGTACTTCTGTCACAACATCATCAATCAATTCGTTCTGATAAGCATATTTGCAAAACGAGCAATTATGATGCCTTCTCGTTACATCTGGTCCACCAACTTGTGAATTGTAGAAATCTAGAATGCCATCGATATCACAAATCTTAAATTCGTCATTCACTTGATAATTATTTTCAGGTGCAAGTTCAGCAGAAGGACAAACATAAACATTACCATCAGTAAACACACAGGGTTTTACCATGTGCATGTAACAGTTGTCATTTCTTCTTGTGCCTTTAAAGTTAAAATCAGAAAGAAATGCATACTGCAAAGTGCCATTTTGTGATTCGTGTTTTGCAATGAGTTCTTTAATTTTCTCAATATCTTGTTGAACAATGTGCGTTGGTTTAATTGCATTGAAGGCAATACGACATGGTATTTTATTTTTTTCTACCCAGGCCAGCATCTTCATAAAGTTTTCTTCTTTATACTCGTTTGATGCAAGTTTCTTTGCCTTTGAATCTGTCCATTCGCCAGTGATATTTGGATTTGTAGAAGTATCTGTGGCACCATCCCAAACATAGGCAGCAGAAATTTCGATATCTAATCCTTCAAAAACATCTAAATGATATTCATAAGGTTTCTTTTCATCCCATGAATACATGCCAAGACGAACCCATGACATCATGTGCCAATTTTTGATTTTTCTTAATCTTGTTCCGTTCGTACAAATGCCAATTTTAAGACCTTTGTTGTATGCGTATTCAATTACTTCATCAAGTTTTGGATGCAAAGTTGGTTCACCGCCGCCTGTGAATTCCATACCCAAGGCACCAAGTTCTACGAATTGGTCAATGGCCTTTTTCATTTGAGCCACTGTTAACATTTCTTTCATTGCACGATTTGCAAAACAACAGAAAGAACAAGTTAGATTGCAAGGATTTGCAGGCGACATATGAAACATAACTGGTTTTGGTCTGCCACCTTCCTGAATAATTTGTAAACGGTCTAAGTGTTTAAGTAATTTGACATGATTACTTGTGTAACTGCGACCTTGAACTTTTGTCTCTTCAGTTTTTGTTTTGTTTTTAAAGATTGCTCTCGCATCAATCACTTGCATTTAAATTCCTTTAAGTATAAATTCATATTCTTTTTGACCTTCATTGAATGCAGAATGGTCTTCATTGTACTTATTTTTCATAAATTTAGGATAAACATTTGTTAAAATTTGATTCATCTCTGAAAAGGCTGCACCCTTGTCATAATAAGATACTTTACCTGGATGATACATAGAAACATCGTGTATCACGCCACACTTTTCTTTTGTAATTGCGGAGAATATCATATCAAAACCCCATCCACTTTTTACTTGATGATAATTCCAAAAATCAAGTAGAATGGGAATCAATGATGAATGAAAGAATGGACCCATACCCTCATTGAAATTCGTCAATGAATACTTATAAGATGAATTTTGATGCAGTATTTGATGTGTAGAATCTGAACCTCGAATCGTTGACAATTGAAATATCTTTATGTCTTTTTCTGTAGCAATTTCAATGGCACGATTTACACTTTGAATATCAGTAACTAAATCATCATCCCAAAAACCAATGTAATCATAATCACGATAGTCATAAGTGTCTAGAAAATGTTTTGCTAAGTCCCATTTAAAACCAGTGTCTCTAATGAGTGTATCGTATGTATTTGGTTCAATATCAAAGTCTTCATATTGATATACGATTGTTTTATAGTTTCTATGCTCTTTTGTGAATCTCCAATGATTTTCTTTATCATATGCATCATGAAAATTTAATGGTATACCAACAGGACAAAAAATAATGTTATTCATATTTTTTCTCTATCATTTTTTTCCATTCGGGAACTCGGTCATATTGGTGAACTAAAGAAAATGGTTTTCCTTCACTTGTGCATATCATATTATCTACTAAAATTGGAGATTTTTCAAGCAGTTTGTCACTATATTTGCCTGCAACTTGTGGTCCTGTGGTACCTAATTGTGCTGCATAACCAGATTCACTTTGAGCAAAATTGGTGATGTCTCTATATGATTTCATATTCAATAGAACATTTAATGCGGCCTGGTCTGGTCCACCACCACCTTCAATAAAATGTTGTGTGCTATTACAGAGCATATAAATGTTTAAAAACAAATCTACCATTGTATCAAATTTGCCAGAAATTGTTCCGGCATTGCAAATTACATGTTCTTTATATTCATCATGTATCAGGGAACCAAAAGATTTCAACAGATTGTGATTACCCCATTCTTCATCACAATAGCGAATAGATTCACTGGCAACATTAATTTCTTTGTCGCCAATGTTTTGCTCTAACCACTCTGATGGATTTGTTTGAAAGATGACATCTTTTACATCGGTAGTGATGATGTATCGGTATTCTCCCCTAAATCTTTTAAGAAGATACCAAAGATGAAGAAACCGTTCAACTACAATTGAAAAGTTTTCTTTGTAAACTAACTTTTTTTGCTCTTCGTTTCTTCCAAAGGCAAGAATTGTATAGTTTCTTTTGATTAATTCATCGACCGTATCATAGTCAATATTATAACAAATCATGGCTTTTGTGCCATCAAAACCACATCTGTCTAGGGAATTTACCCAAGGTCTAATTTTATCAAAATCATAACCAGTAATACAACCAACCACAATGTCTTTCATAATAACTCCAAAATTTATATAATATTACTTAGTCTTCACATAATCAGTAAATGACATTATCTTTTGTCCAGGAGTATCTTTTTGATATTTCTTCCGAAGTTCATCTGTACCATCTTCGCCTGCACCATATTCTTCTTTGTACATTTTCACCAATTTTTTTACTTCAACGCCAGGATGACTTTGAGCGATTTGTGCTGCATAGTAAGAAACATCATGTCTCTTATCAGTTTTTCTTTTCATCACATTTTTCAATGTTTCATGTGCCTTCTTATAATTACTTGCATGAACAATTGGACTCAAAGCACTTCTTATGCCAAAAACATCTTCACTTACACCACCGTGTTTAAAGAATTGCACTCTTTGTTCTTGTTTGCGAACCCACTCTTCAGATGGCTTACCTTCGCCTCGATAGTATGCAAGTGGTCGCCTTGTTTTGCGTGAAACAAATACCCACTGACCATTTTTTTGTATTAACATTATCCCCTCGTTAAGGCAAGAATTTTTTGCATTTGAGATTCTAACAATGGCCCACGATTTGGCCAATGAATATATGGTTGATTTGCAGTTTTATACAGATTCGTTAAGAATGGCATAATAATTTTTTCAACTTGTTCCAATCTTTGTTTGTATTCTTCTACAGTTTCATCTTTTTCTGCAATGACTGCTTCATATTCTGCCTCATCAACTGCTGTGAATCCAAAATCAAAAGACCCGTATTCTGCCATAATTTTATTGATATCATATGCCATTATTTGCTCCAATTTTTTGCAGCATTGAAATTAGCCTGAGAGAATTCTAATCTGTCAACTAACTTAACTGCATTGCCTTTTAATCTATCCACTGCAACGAAACCTTCCGGAGCAGTAATTCTAAATCCATTGTCTGTTCTTACAAATGTGCCGATAGAACGAATTGTTTCTAACTTACGAACAATCATTAGTTTTGCATCAACAAGAAGATTCTGCAAATCAAAAATCTGTTTCAGATTTATTGCAGAACTACGAAAGAATCTCATTATCTCTGTTTTTTGTGCAATTCGTTTTTTCTTTGTATCTGCTTTCTTGGCATCAGCAATGTCTTTATTTAACTTTGCTTCAACCCAACGAATCAATTCTGATGTATGAGCTCTTGTATCAGTAATCTTTTTACCTTCACGAACTTTTTGATTATTAAATGTTTTGATATAGGTGAGTATTGTATCACTCACTGAAATACGATTTAAAACTAAAGAAGGTATAGTTTGAAATGTCCGGCCAGCAAGAGAAAGAATTGTTGTGAGTTGTTTTGTTTCACTTTCAGTAAATGTTGCAGAACCAGACGCATCAGTAAATGACGCATCACGAAACCAAACATCTTTTGTATTTGTTAAATGGCCAATGTCAATGTTGAAAGATGCCTTCATGTCTTGCATTGTCTTGCCAGTATATGATGTATGAAAGACAATACCAAGTTGTGCAGCCATCATCATCTGTGCAAGTTTAGAATCCGTTGGTACTGCATATACAATTGTGTTTGGTTGAAAGACGATATATTCTTCACCATCGATTCTTTCTTTTTTCAAATCGCCTTTGGTAAACATCATATCGCCTTGCAGAATACCACGAATGCCAAGTTTAGGAAGATAACGCAAGGCAACTTTTAATTTTTTGTTCAGACCTTCGGCCGGATGATTGCGATCAATGTCTTCATCTGTATAATTTAGTTTTGGATTGACATTGAAAACACCTTTTGTGCCAACAAAGAATTTACCATTCTCAGGATTGGTGCCTGCAAAAACAGCAGGTGCACCATCCCATTTTGTTGTGATGTTTACTTTAGATGCAGAATTACCTGCCAACATGTCTCGCAATGATTGTAGAAAATTAATTGCACTACGAGCACCAACAACACCTCGATTCAATACCTCATCTTCGATATGTTCGAGGTGCAGATTGGCACCTTCTTTACCTTCGGTTAAATATTCTGTGAAATTCATTGATTACTCGTATACTTTTAGGAAATAAGAACTTTGATTTGTTTTTGATGCACCATATAGAAAAATGTCAGTTGCGAAATCATTAAGTTTTTGTGGTTTACTCATCATAATATCTATCATCTTCATGCACATATATTTTGACACAATAAAAGTTTCTGTTTCTTTTGCTCTATCTATGGACATCTTTTTAAATTCTGTTTCACTCACTTTTGTTTGTCCCATATCACCTTTATTATACTTTTTATATGTCGAATTGTCAAACAATTTGCTGTACATTGAATAAAAATCTTTCCAAAATGCCGGTGAATTTACAGAACTTACAATTTCACTTTCTGAATTTTTAAAAATAGTTTTGCCAAAATTTTGTTCTAGGTAAATATTAACATTTCCTCCACCAACTTTACCGCCTGCAGCAGTTGAACCTGAAATTTCTGCTTGCCAAGAAGGTTTTGAGGCTTGACCGCTTGTTGCACGAACTTGAACTCGACCATCACCAATATACAAATAACAGTCTATGGAAGAAAAAAAAGGCATTTGACCTTGTTTTAATCTTTCGGGACTTACAATGAAACCATTGAAAGTGTAACCTTGTTTTTTAGTTCCTGGTTTATTAAACTCTTCGGCCTTTGGTTGTCTTTCAATTTTTTTCAGAGATACGCCTAAAAGTTCTTTATCTTGTGCAAATTTATAAACTGTTTTATTCAATGAAGACCAACTATCTGTAGGCATGTCTGGCAGTGTATTTTCACTGAGACCAAATGTTGTCATCCATATATCACCTGGATTCCATTTATCATTACCAAATGACCCTGGTGCTTGAGGGGTGTCACTTTTCTTATCATTTGCTAAACACTCTTGTTTGAATTTAAATATTTTTTGATGAAATTTAGAGTCTCTGTGAAAGTAAACTGGTCTACCAGGTTTCATTTTATAGTCTTTATATAAAAGATTTGCAACTTTCACATATGACTGCACCCAATCAGAAGGACTTTTTTCTAAAACATCATCTAAAGAAGTGCTGCCAGTATCAACATATTTCGCAGCCTTTTTTAAATCTTCTAATGTTATATCTTTCCAAGCAATAGGTTTTTTTACTATATTGAAAACAAGAGATGCAATATAGCACTGACCACTTTCAGTTATATCAGTTAACTCCGAACCGCCACGACTGCCTCCACCGCCACCAAACTGTTCTGTTTTTTTAATAGAAGAAATTTTATAGTCTTTGCCATCAGCACCTTTAAGTTTTATAGCATCAAAACCAGATTTATCTCCAAATTCTAATGCAGTAATTTGTCTAACAGCATTTACATTTTTTGCTTTCGGAAAAATCATTCTAACTTCT